CCTCTAAATTGTTGTAGAGGTAACATTGTTGCAATATCCCATTCGTTAGGTTTGATGGTTAACACCTTAGACCTTAAATGACTATAAAGATAACGCTTCAAACAAGGCCTAAACTCTGCAAGCCTTCTTGTAGAGGTAAGAATATCGTAAGAAATTCTCATTCTTCTAATATCATCTTCTTTTGTAAGTAGTGCATATTTCATTAGCTTCTGTAAGAAAGCAATACGAAACTTAACAGGAAGATAATGCAAGTTGATACCTAAAAATCCATCACTATACTTTTCTAGCACCAAAACCATTGGGAATCTATCCCAATATGGCAAATCTGCCTTTGTTTTAGGGTCATAATAGAAGCAGTACAACATACCGATTCTAAGTACATTCGTTCTCCTATCAGTCTCTTTATTGATACCAATAGGAATATTAGATGGTTTTTTAATCTCATCTATCTTTTGTTTTAACCATGTAACAGAATCCATTGACATGGTTTTTAAACCAGTCAATTTTTTTGCTTCTGCAAGTTCGGTGAGTTTAGATTGTGTAGCCATCTGATATTTAGTTAGAGGCCAAGGTCATCTTCTGTGATAACCTTAAATGCCCAACCTCTATCTAAGCAGTATTCTGTGGCTGCTTTCCATTTGGCTTGATTAATGCCATAAGTTACAACCTCTTGAATGTATTGTTTTGTGACTCTTTTTCTTTTCACTGGTTCCATAGCCTGTTTTTTAGGTTTAACTTCAATCATCATGGTCTTTAATTGACCTTCTTTAGTACGAACCTTAACAAGAAAGTCTGGAAAGTAACGATGTCTCTTGCCATCAACTGGTGATATATAAGGAATAATGACTTCCTCTGAAGCCCAAGACACAATATCTGGACTCTTATCTAGCCATGTCATCACACGGCATTCCCAAGAAGAGCGATAAATGATGTTTTTGTAGTCACCCACATACTTTTGTGGATTTTGTGGTGTAAAACGACCTGAATATGCCATATAAATATTCTGTAATGTCTATCAATAGGATCTAAAATGCCGATTACCTTTTCGGATTCAGCCTCAACTCCAACAAATTATAATAATTTGAACAATACGTTTGGTTCATCTGGACCATTGGCTTCATTATATAGTAGTGGTTATACGCCTACAATATTACAATATCCGAGTGATTTGGGCTCAGCACAAAAAGGACATATGGTTGTATTTACTGCACTTGAGACAGTGCCAGCAGGATATGACCAAAATAATAGTTTTAGCCTATCAGATGCAGCCAAAGCCGCTGGTTCACGTATAGCTGCAGAAAATTTTAACGATGCAGGTAATGTGGATCAAGTGACCGATTTATCTTTTCAACCAAAAAGAACAAAAAGTAAAGACGTTATATCTTTATACATGCCAGATACAATCAACTTCCAGTATCAATCTTCATATACCGAAGTGAGTTTAAAAGATGCTGCCGAAGAGGCCGCAGGTGCCTTGCCTAGTGTTTTAGGTTCAATTGGCAAGGCAGTAACGTCCGTAGTAGATTCTAAGGCAACAAAGTTAGCCTTAAATTCTGCTGGTTATGCTATCAACCCACAACAACAATTGTTATTTGATGGTATTGATTTTAGGTCTTATCAGATGTCTTTTCAGTTTACACCTAAAAATGCAACCGAATCTACATTAGTTAAGAATATCATTCAAACATTTAGAAGTCATGCTGCGCCTTTGATTAAAACAGGTGCTGCAGGCATGGCATTCATTGTACCAGATTCTTTTGCAATTCAGTTCATTCAAATTGATAATGCTAACGGACAAAATCCTTTTGTTACTAAACTGAAAGAAAGTGTTTTAACTAACGTAGATGTTAATTATGCACCAAATGGCATATGGTCAACCCATGCAGATGGTTCACCAACACAAATCAATATGACACTACAATTCAAAGAAATCGCTCTTGTTGATAGGGGTGCTATTCAGGCAGGATTCTAATGCAATATTTCAGTACATTACCTAAATTCGTATATTATAATCCAATTACTAATAATCCAGTAATTCTTACAGATTTATTGGCTCGTGCAAGTGTCATTCCTTCTATTTTTAGTAATCCATTATTGTTCTATCAATATGATGTGCAAGACGGTGACACACCAGAAACTGTAGCATACAAATATTATGGCGATTCTTATCGTTATTGGTTGGTTATGTTTTCAAACCAGTATTTGGATCCACAATGGGATTGGCCATTAAATTATGCAGAATTCCATGCATACATTACTAATAAGTATCAGTCAACAGACCCATACAATACAGTATATCAATATCAATTGATTACTACACAATATGACGAGTCAACACAAACGACAACAATAAACACAGTTGCCATATCTCAAGCTACATATGAAAGTACACCGGTAACACAATCAGCGTCCTATGTGTTGCCTACTGGTCGTGTTGATGTTACAATAACAACCAATGCGCTAACGTTTTATGAATGGGAACTGCAACAAAATGAAGCCAAACGCACAATCAATCTAATCAACGTTGATTATGCAGATGAAGTTGAAACGGAACTTAAAAAGTTAATGGCATAATATGGCAGGTATTCATTATCCTTTAGACTATTCCATACAGTCGTTAGACTTGCTGACCTCGAGCGGTAAAAAGATTGATTTCAAGCGTATGATGAATAACTTATCATACTATGAAGACTTGTATAGTTTTATAACATCTGGCACATTGGCAGTTACTGATGCACAAGGTTTTATTGAATCGTTACAATTGACTGGTAACGAATTCATTAGAATTGACATTGGTAAAATTAAAGATGCACCTGATAATATTGTAGAAGTCTTTAGAATCTATAAAATTGAGAAAAGAAAGCCCACTGGCAATCAAAACGCAGAGACATATGAGTTTAGCTTTTGCTCTGAAGAATTGGCATTGTCAGAGCAAATCAAAATTAGCCAAGGTTATCCTAGTACCAGTATCTCGGATATTGTAAAAGATATACTAAACAACAAGTTAAAAGTCAACTCTAACAAAATTGGTATCATAGAAGATACAACAGGTATATACGACTTTCTTATACCTAACATGAAGCCATTTGAAGCAATCAGTTGGTTGTCAACATATGCACGACCAACTTCTTATCATGGTTCTGATATGTTGTTCTATCAAACAAGAGAAGGCTTCAATTTTAGGTCTTTACAGTCTATTTACAATGATGAAGTGTTTGGAACATACAAATATTCACAAAAGAATGTGGATTATGCCGAGCAACAGAATGAAGACAAAGAAACATCTGTTCTAAAGTATGAGTTATTCAAGTCTTATGACTCATTGAATGAGATTAATTCAGGCACATTTGCAAACAGATTGGTTTCAATTGATCCAATGATTAGGTCTTTCTATGTAACTGATTTTGATTACAGTAAGTATCAACCAAATGCATCAACACTAAACAATAAACCACCATCAAACTATTATATCAATAGACTTGGCGATGCACAAAATACAAATTATCTTGGTGTGTTGAAAGTGGCCACATCCAATAAAGATGAAATGATGGTTGATTATATTAAAAACAGGCCAGGTTCTGTTGCTAAAGATATTTTCATTGAAACGTATGTGCCTTTGAGAACTGCACAGCTATCTCTTGCAAATTATACAAAAGTAAAGTTAACAATACCAGGTGATCCAGGTTTAACTGTTGGTAAAGTGATTCAGTTCAATGTTAACTCATTGAATCCGTTGAATAAAAACAAAGAATTAGATGAATTCTATTCTGGTAAATACATGGTAACTGCACTTAGACATATTTTTACAACAGACCAAATGCAAACTATGATTGAAATTGCTAAAGATAGTTCAACAGGTCAATTCCAATCTATCAATGTGACACCTGATTGGACGGAGGCTATAAAAGCATGATGCAAAATTTTATTGGTAAAGACGGCTTCATCTGGTGGATGGGTGTTGTAGAAAATCGTGTAGACCCATTGAATTTAGGTCGTTGCCAAATTCGTATTTTTGGTTGGCATACAGGCAATAAACAACAGTTGCCAACAGAAGGATTACCTTGGGCGTTGCCTATGAATTCTCCCAACTCAACAATGACTGCTGCGGCACCATTGGTTGGAGATTATGCATTTGGTTTCTTCTCCGATAGCATGAGTGGACAGGCCCCAATGATTATAGGAGTGTTTCCTGGCATTCCCGTTAACGGTGCTAACCCATCATTAGGATTCTCGGAGGGCACATTCTATCCTGTTGGTGAACCTACCACAAGTCGTTTGTACCGAAATGATGGTTCTGGTTCTACAACCATAGATTACCACAATAATAACTTAGATACAGGTGTGCCAACGGCATCTGGCGGTTCTTGGAGTGAACCAAAGTCTGGCTATGCTACTGTTTCACCTGATAATAGAGTGACAGAAACGGTTGCAGGTCATATTTTTGAATTAGACGATACACCTGGCGCTGAAAGAATACACTTGAATCACAAAAAAGATGGTTTAACATTTTTTGAAATTGCACCAGATGGCAGTAAAGTCACCAAGGTTCAAGGCACAAACTATGAAATTTACCTATCTGACAACAATGTTCACATCAAAGGTGCATGTAATATCACAGTAGAAGGTGATGCAAATATCTATACAAAAGGCAATATGACACAGAAGGTTGACGGCAATATGACCTTAAATATAGGTGGTACATTTACAGGAACTGCTTCATCTTGGAACTTCACTGGTGATATTAGTGAATCTGGTTCAATTACAGCATCTGGTGATGTTGTTGGTGGCGGTATCAGTTTAGATAATCACGTTCATGGTGGTGTAAGAAGTGGTACAAGTACAACAACTGGACCACAATAATAGAGAATAAATAGAAGATGGCCACATTAACAAAGATTTATTCAGACATAGATTTCACTTTTAAGCCCAAACCTGTTACAGGTGATGTGGCTTTGAGCTATGACCAGCAGGCTGTAATTCGTTCTGTTCGTAATTTGTTACAGACTAATCACTACGAAAGACCATTTAATCCTGATTTGGGTTCAAATTTGTCTGCATTGTTGTTTGAAAACATTTCACCAAGTACAACAATAGCGTTGCAAAATGAGATAATGAGTACGATAAGTAACTATGAACCAAGAGCAAAAGTTCAAAGTGTGGCTGTTAGTGTTTTACCTGACCAAAATTCTTATAGTGCAACAATAACAATGTATATTGCCAATGCAACAGTACCAACAACAGTAACAGTCCTATTACAGAGAGACAGATAAAATGGCCGGAGCAAATTCAAACATACAAGTTACCGATTTAGATTTTAATCTAATCAAAAACAACCTGAAGACATATCTTCAAGGTCAGGCCGTATTTCAAGATTATAATTTTGACGGTTCTGCTCTCTCTACATTGTTAGATATTCTTGCATACAATACACAATACAATTCTTTCTATTTGAACATGGTCGCAAATGAGATGTTCTTAGATACATCCATTAGACGTTCATCAGCCGTTTCTCATGCAAAATTGTTGGATTATGTGCCAAAATCCAATGTTGCACCAACAGCCACAATTAATTTAAGAGTAAATCAAGTCACAGATGCTTCTTTGACACTACCACAATATACTAAGTTCATATCAGAAGCAATTGATGGCATCAACTATAACTTTGTAACAGTAGATTCTTATACTGTTAATACAACTGCAAACACAGCCAACTTTATTGGTGTTGAGTTGAAACAAGGCATACCAACCAAACAAACATTTACAGTAAACTCTACTGCAAATCCAACATATACATTTGACATTCCTGATTTAGGTGTTGATACTACTAGTTTATTGGTCACCGTTCAACAATCATCATCAAATGCATCTTATACTGTATACAACTTATCTTCTGATTATTTGATTTTAGATGGAACTTCTACTGTATATTTCTTACAAGAAGGCATTAATGGCCACTATCAAATTTATTTTGGTGATGGCATTTTAGGTCAACAATTGTCTGATGGTAATGTTGTTAATATATCATACATTGTCACACAAGGTACCGCTGCAGCTGGTGCCAATAACTTTGTGTTGATGAATTCAATATCTGGTTACGGCAACACGGTTGTTTATCCAGTTGTACCTGCAACTAACGGTGGTAACCAAGAAACATTAGCTTCAATTCAATTTCAAGCACCTAAGACATATTCAGCACAAGGTCGTGCAGTTACAAAAGACGATTACATCACATTGATTCAACGAAACCAATTAGGTTTTGCGTTTGATGCGGTTAATGTATGGGGTGGAGAAGAAAATAATCCACCAGTTTACGGCCAAGTTTTTATCTGTTTGAAACCAGCAGGTGCATATCTGTTAACAGACACACAGAAAAAACAAATCATGCAGAACATCATTGATCCTGTAAGTGTCGTGACTGTACAACCAACTATTGTGGATCCAGACTACACATACTTACAGTTGTCAACTAATGTATATTATGATCCAACAAAAACAAATCAAACGTCTGCACAATTGCAAGCAGGTATTATCTCTGCAATTCAGACATTTGGTACAACAACATTAAACACATTCAATTCATCATTCAATGCATATGATTTGTTGGGAACAATTCAAAACTATGATCCATCTGTTATCACTAGTGAATATACATTAAAGTTACAGAAGAAGTTCTTCCCAAGTATTACTAATCCAGAAACATATAACCTATACTATCACACACCATTACAAAGAGGTGTATATGGTAGTAGCATTACAAGTTCGCCTGGTCTACAATTTATCAACCCAGCCAATACTGCTGCCACAATTGATAATGTGTTCATTGAAGAAGTACCACAACAAACATTTGGTGTAGATAACATCATCATTTTAAATCCTGGTTTTAGTTATCAATCTGCACCTACAATCACTATTCAAGGTGATGGCACTGGCGCAACTGCAACTGCAACAATTGTAAACGGAAGTATTAATTCTATAACAATTACAAATGCAGGCAATAATTATACATCAGCTATTGCTACAGTTACACCAGCATATGGTGACACAACAGGAACAAATGCAGTTCTAGTTGTTAACTTACAAGGCCAATATGGAACATTGAGGTCTTATTATTATAATACAACTAATGTCAAAACAATTTTGAATTCTAATGTTGGTTCAGTAGATTATGTAAATGGTATTATCACATTGAATTCATTTAAACCAACAGAAGTGGATAATCCATTAGGACAGTTTGCTATTACTGCTACACCAACATCATCAATTTTAAAATCTACATACAATGGTATCCTTACAATTGATCCATTTGATGCAACAGCAATTTCAGTTACTATGACTGCTAAGACGAATTAAGTAAATGGTACCAAATAATCAGAAAACCTCGTTATTAATTCCGTATCAACTTCCTAAATTCGTTCAGGAAAATCCGGATTATGCCAATTTTGTTGCATTTTTGCAGGCTTATTACGAATGGCTAGAGCAAACTGGTAATGTAACTGAACAATCAAAGAACATATTGAATAATATGGACATTGACGCTACCAGTCAACAGTTCATACAATATTTTATCAATGATTTTTTACCATATTTTCCCTCTGATGCATTAGTTAGTCCTCAAATGGCAATTAAAACTGCCAGACAATTGTATCAAGCTAAAGGAACACCGTCATCGTTTAAATTCTTATTCAGAATCCTTTTCAATTCCGATTTTGATTATTATGTGACAGGCAATTCTGTTCTTAAAGCTTCAGCGGGAACATGGTATGTACCTAGAAGTGTAAGATTAGCTACAACAAATGAAAATTTTCTTGCAACTACAAATCTTAGGTTGTTTGGAGTAACATCCAAATCTATTGCCACAGTAGAAAATGCAGTTTTATCTGGAACAAAAACAGAAATCTTCATTTCCAATATTGAACGTCTTTTCCAATCAGGCGAAGATGTTACTGTGGTTGATTCATACAATCAACCTGTATACTTTTTAAACGGCAAAGTTGTTTCTTCTACAACAGAAGGTGCAGAAACATTAACTGCTAAGATTGTTGGTCAAATTAGCCAAATCAATATCAATCCAAACTATCGTGGTACA